CTGGCACTTCATAAGTGGCCAGTTTATTTTTCGAAGCCTCAAAAGCTTCTGATATTAATTCGTTTAGCTCATTTTTAGCTTCTTCTGAATTATGAAAATATTGAGGGTTATTAATTGTTAGCAGTGCTTCTAAAGATCCTGTTTCATAAGCAGTAAAGCTTAAATTGCAAACAATGTTTTCACCGATAATAATGTCAGTAGTTTCTTGAGTCTGTTTGTTCTTTTTCATTTTTTCTCCTTGTTTCTATTTTTTTAACGTATCATTAGTAAACCACATTTGGTGACCTCGTGGTGCGCCGTTATGAGTCGAAGATCCCCACCAAATACAGGTCCCATCAGGTTCGACATCTATATGTGAACTATTAGTACTTGAGGTCATATTTACCATAATATATGCTGTTGTATTAGGTCTATATCCAAAAGGAATCGTTCCAACTCCAAATTTAGTATTGGTTGTTAATGGGTAATTTATAGAACCTGACAATCTAGCTTCAACTATATCTCCTCTTCGTTCTAAGCTTATTGTTATACCTGCTCCAATTTGTAAACTATCATAAGACTTGTCAGACGAGGTGCTAATTCCATTAGGTGTTACTCTCACATATGGCCCTGTACTGTCAGAAACAAAGAAACCTTGAAAAGAGGCTTGAACTGTTATGGTTCTCCCTGTATTATGGTCAGTATAAACTTGAGAATATCCTTGAAGATTATCAATTTCTACTGTATTTTCAGTGTTAGTTGTAGAATTTGATGAGTAAATTTGTAAATGACTACCCTTAATACTAGTTGTTCCATTTACATCTTTGTTTCCCCAGACACTCTCTATTTTTCCATCTTTAAAAGTACCGTTAGTTACTGATAGATTATCTCCGTTGATGTTATGAGCATTGATTTCATATAAAGCCCAAACCGTCCCATTCCAGTAGTACTCCGTTCCAGCTAATATTTTTGTACCGTCACCAAGTGTCATGTCCACTACTCCGGAATATTTCCATGTTAATCCCTTGAATTTTGTGGTTGGTTCAGTATCAGATACAACTTTACCAGGATTACCATTACTTCCAGCAGGACCAGTTGGGCCTTGTGGTCCAGTCGCCCCATCTTTCCCGTCATTCCCTCGTATCAGACTCCATGTGTAAGCAGTTGGCTTAGTACTGTCGGTAGCAGTGTAATCTGAGTAAGTACCGATGTACATATATTTAACAGGATTAGTTAGATTTTCCACTTCAATCTTGATATCAAAATCCACTTCTGACAAATCTTCTACATTACCAAAGTTTAATCCCATCCAAACATTGTTAGTTGTTGCAGTGTATTCTAACTGATATTCCTCTGGCTCTGTGATTGTGTTTGGTAATACAATTTTACTAGACATATCAAAACTCTCTGTGTATTCGTTGTGTGCTACAAACTGCAAACCATAACCATCATATTTTCCAAATTCTTGGCGGTTGGTATAACGGACGGTAAACCTAAGTTTATCACCAACTTTAGCTGGGAATGTTTTAGACAATAATTCAAATCCACCAGTCCCTTTTCCAGTAACTTTAAAACTACTGTCTGTATTAATAACAAAATTATACGTAGAATGAGACATTGGAAAGTTTTTTGCCCAGTTAGTAATGTTTAAAACATCTAATCCAACAGCAGATTTATAATCAGGATTAAAATTAAGAGTTCCGTCTGCACTGTTTGACCAGGCGGTATGAAAATATGGAGTCTTACCGTCTGTCCCAGGTTTACCTGGTGTACCTTGCGTTCCGTCCGCTCCTTTAACAAGTGTCCATGAATAATCACTTGGAGTGGTTGAATCATCGATTTTAAAATTAACGTACATCCCGATATAGGTACGATTAGAATCGTAGGTTGAAAAGTCTTTGTTACCATCTGAACTATTTGCGTATGCGATATGGGTATATTGTGTTTTTCCGTCAGCACCTTTAGCCACTATTCCACCCTTTGATAGCGTACACCCGATTTCTGGAGCAATTCCATCATTACTAATGGCTACTTCATATCCCTGCCGTGGTTGCAGTGGCCAAGTACCATCATTGCGCTTTGACATGCCAATGAAGACATGACCTACCCGCCAGTGGACCCATGTCCCCAAATCTGGGAATCCGCCCATGCTGTTAAGCACATCTCTAAAATTTTGGTCAACCGCGTATGCATCTGAGGCTGCGATTACGACAATGCTGTCTTTGAGGTTATTGAGGTAGTCAGCCAAAGTCGTACTAACACCGTTGTGACTAAAAGACATGGTGGTGTAGGTGTCGCAATTAACAAACTCTTTGAGCTTGTGTGTTGTAGCATCAATCACCCAGATATTATGTCCTCGGCTATAAACGGTTTTCTTAAATGCGTTTGGCCCAGTCAGCTCAATTTCCGCTCTGGAACCTGCCGAGAATGTATAGGACTTAACAGTAATCATTGGCGCATCCACGCCTTTAGGTCCAGGAATCCCTTGAGTTCCATCAGGACCTTGCAAACCTTGAATGCCTCGGTCTCCCTTATCGCCTTTAACACCCATCATCGCAACTGAATACCCTGTTTCACTGGTCTTATCCGTATAATCCCAAACAGTCTTAGTCCATAGATATTGCCCCGCTGGCACGTTAGGCACTTGGCTATTCCAACCGCTTGCTGGAGCAGTAGTACCGTTGGTATGACTAGCGTAAGTGATTGTGGTTTTCTTGATACCAACTCCATCTTTACCAGCAATTCCGTCATTACCATTGTTTCCATCTTTTGCAATATAAGTTGCTGAGTAACCTGTTTCAGATGAGTTGTCTGTGTATGTCCATACTGTTTTAGTCCAGAGATACAGACCTTTTACAAGAGTAGGTACTTGTGAAGTCCAACTAGTGTTTGGTGCTGTCGTTCCGCTTGTTGAAATAGCGTAAGTGATAACAGTGGTTTTTATTCCAACGCCGTCCTTACCTGCTCTTCCGTCTTTACCTGTTGCTCCAGGATCACCTTTTAATCCTTGAGGACCTCTTTCCCCGTCATTAACATTAGTGATAGTGACCGACTGACTTGCGACTACTTTGCCGCCAACTGTCGCTTTAAAGCTGTAAACTGCCTTATCCGAAACTCCGCTGGCATCCACGGTTATTTCTTGAACATCTGCTACAAGAGTTCCATCCTTGGTCCATGAATAACTATCGGCTTTAGTTTCTGTAGAATCTGACCCGAAATAAATTCGAGCAGTTAAGGTCGTTGAACCCTTACCGTTCTTAAATTGTAATCCGTTAGTAGTTTCTACTTCCGCCTTATAGGGTGTATTTTGGTCAACTAAATCTTTCATTCTGCCATATAAATCGGCAGAAATTTCACTTTTTAATTTAACAAAATTAGTAAAGGTTATTTTATTATTTAATGGATTAGTAAAACTTATTTCTTGTTGAGATACCCTTGCTGATAAAATTAATCCACCATCTGACTTGTCAAAAGTTGAGTCTTGAACAATTATTGTATCTCCAATATTTAGCTTTTTGTCATTTCCAAGAGCACTTGTAACAGCATTTACTGATACTACTACTTCATAAGTCATTTGAGGATAAGCATATAGTTTAAACTGGCTTACAGCATAATCCCACAAACCATTTGCAGAGGTAGCTTCTATACTTAAATTTTTGCGAGTATATCTGTCTGAACTTGAGGATTTAAGTTGAGAAGGGAACATATCTCTTGATAGTGGGGCATAAGCTGTGTTATCTCCAGCATTCTTATAGAACTCCAATTGACCATCAGAATTATAATGCTTACCCTCCACTGAAAGCCAGTTAAATTTATTTTTTGAATCCGTCACTGTTGTAGCGTTGAAAAAAGTGGAAGTACGATCTGCTTTTGAAGTAATTCCCGCAATATTTTTCCCATAATATAAAGTGACATCTTTTCTCTTTTGTCCAACACCTTCTTCTTTATAAAGATCAATAGTGATATTTTGAAGAGTCCCGTCATTTTTTAGTTGGGTTCTAAACTGAAATTCTGCATTAAAGCTATTGCAAATTGAAATAATTCTAGCAAGTTTAGTATCTGTGCTATCGAAAGAAAGAATTGGATTTGAAGAATCTTCATCATTAAGCGGAAAAGGATTGTTTCCAATCTCTACAAAATCATCAGTGATTTTAGCTACATTTTTTAAATACCAGACAATACTGTGTCTTTTAGTATTTCCGTATGCCCCTACTTCTTCACTTATTAATTCAAGATTTAAATTCTCACATTGTAAATGCATAGAATAATGATCTTGCTCAATATTTATAATATTAAACAAATAATCTTCCCCATCATAAGTGAAGCTAATATAGCTTTTCAGTGTTAATAAAGCATAAGAACTATTTATTTTATTCACGGAGAAATCAAAAGTTGAAGTTCCTTCTGCCAGATAACGGTGCCAGTTATCATCAAAATAATGAAGAGCATCCGGTAAATTATTATTAATAAAACCAACCCTTTTTAATGTTGAGTCATGAATATTTAATTGCATTATAGATACCTTTCTTTCCAAGTTACATCAATATCAGGAGGCACTGTATTATCTCCAAATGAGCAATTAACAATTGATTGACCTGGAGGAACTGAAAATGGTTCTGAACCAGTAATCATCTCATCATTAGCAATTGTAAGTCCTTCTCTTCTATATATTTTTGAACTGCTCATATTTATCACAACAACTTCACCATTACCATAATGATGATTATCTGCTGGAATAAATGTTGTAACATCTGTATTTCTATCAATTGTTTTGGTAACATCATTCTTTTGAAATTTAAACATTCTAAGTGATAGATTTGTTATATATTGTGTGTTGACACCTCTTCCTTTTAATTGCCCCATATATACAAATACTTTTGTACATTTAGTACTTCCAAGCTCTGGAATAGTAATAGGGTAATTTCCTCCTCTATTGCCAAATGTAAAATTGAAAACTCTATCTTTCTTTTGAATAGTAAAATATCCAGTTTTAGAATTAAAATATAAGTTTGGATTAGGAACTTTCCCATCTCCATGACCACCATTATTTAATTCTTGTCCTCCTGGTCCAAATGTTTTCCATGTTCTGGGATGATTACCACCAATATAAAGTTGAGTTCTAAAGCTATTTCCTCTTGTATCATCTTTATATATTCCTAATCCAGCCATAAGTTTATTGTTAGAATCACAAAATAAAACTTGCATCAGCCCAGTTTGCCCCATTTTTGTTGCTTGCGCCCAAATATTAAATGTTGAAGTAAAATTAGCTGTTCCAACATTTCCTATTTTATCAGCTGGAACATTATAGACTTGCATAGCCCCTTGCATTGACCATGTTCTGCCAGACGGAGCCGGTCCACCATCTTGTAATCTTAATCCATCTTTTTTAAAAACAAGATTTCCTGCAGTTAATAATTGACCATTTTGAGGGTTGCCAACATCATTAGCCACATTAAAATGTCCACTAAAATTACTATTTTGGCTTATACCAGATGGGTTTAAAAGCCATTGAGATTCTACTCTTGTTGTTTCAGTTGTTTTTGAGTCAATCAAAGTTTGATCCTGACTTCCCGATCCAACAACTCCATTTTGACCTGCAATACCTATAAATGCATTATCAGATTTATGAGTAAATTTAAACGTAGGATATGCAGGAATAGTCCCTTGGTTATTAATCAAGACATCAACTGAGTTATCTGAATTAACTGTAATGGAACCATTTGTTCCTCCTGAATTATTTGAATTCAATTCTTGTGTATAGCTTGAGATAGCAACACCTGATGGTACAATAAATGTTAAAGTTCCTGTTGCCCTTAAAGAAGATATATCTTCAGAAAAAGTTGGTAACTGATCAGGCAATGCATACCAAACTTTATTTGGCTCATCACTAAAAATTAATGGCGAAGGAGTTGAAACATCTAAAACACTAGCAATTTGTTGGCGAATATTAACCCAATCTTTCGGAATACCATCTTTAATGAAAGAAATTGTAATTGTTTTCGCATTAATATAATTATTAACAAATTCTTGACCATATCTTGTAGTTCCTGCTGGTCCAAGATTATTTGTCCATGTTGAGCCAAAATTTCGTTCAATTGAAGTAAATCCATCTACCAAGTCTGAAATATTTTGACCATTAAAACTTATCGTAAATGTCAAATCATAATACCTCCTAATCTATTTTTTCTATTTTGGTATGAATCCTGTGTTTTTTTAATTGTTGGAGCTGCACCTTTAAAGAAACTATTTTCATCAATAATTGGTGCAGGTTGATTTTTAAGAGCTGTTGTTTGTTCTTTTGTCGCTCCAAGAACTTGAGAAAGTAGATTAACAGCTTGAGTTAAAGCTAATTCCATATTACTATTAGAATTTTTTTCATAATTATTAGCGTTAATAGTTTTATTTGCTTGGTTCAAAAGTTGAGTCGCTCTTGACTTCTTTTGAGGATCAAGCGGAATAACCATTTCAGGACGATTTCCTTCAGCTATTTCATAAAATCCGTGTGCATCAATGACTCCGCCATTTTCATAACCATGCCCATTTCCAAGAAATGACAAACTTGGGCCATAGTTTTTTTTAGCATAATTAAGAGCAGCTAATAAGTTATCGTAACCATTAAAAATATCACCGTGACCAGGGAATTTATTGGCGTTGAAAGTTGAGGAAATTGTTTGCATCAACCCTTTAGCAAGGTCACCAGTGATATTGTTAATATCTCCGATGTTCCCTTGAACGGCTTTTTCATTTCCGCTTGATTCAGAAGAAATTTGGCGAAGCACACGGTCAATCATATCTTGGCTAGTACTCAATCCGTTGGCTGCAAGTGCCTGTTTAACTTGTCCAGCCCAACGTTGAACACCAGAACCAGATGGCGAGCCTTGTGAACCTCCTGCATCTGATTCAGCTTTTTTGAAAAATGATTGTAAGAATTTTACAAAATTATCTTGTGCTGTTTGAGCAGAACCTTTTGCAGTCCTAGTAACAACTGGCGGAAAGTCATTTTCTAAATTATCTAATCCTAATCCGTTGTAAATAGCTTCTACAACACCTTTAGGCCCTTTTGAAATAACGCTAGTAACATCTTTATATGTTGATTTAACCCATCCAAGCGCATCTGATAAGAATCCAGATACACCGTCCGCATGAGCTGGTAAATTAGCTGTTAATGATAGGAACTCTTTTGACATTGAGTGAGGAAGAATTGAAGTTCCAGCTTTCAGATTACGAATTTCAGGACCTTGTTGACCAACCGCAAAAATACCACGGTTTGGATGGTGAGCAAGTTCAAATCCTTCTTCACCAACTAAAGCTGTTTCGTCTTTAGCTAAACCACGAGTACCTACAGCATATCCTTTAAGGCTAACGTGACCGATATTCCCCCACCCTTTGTGCAGGAAGTTAAGAACGCCATTAATCCCGTCAACAAATGAGTTAATTAAGTCTCTTGAATCTCTAAATCCTTTTGTATACTGTTCTACCGTTTGTTTTTGTTCTCCTGCAGCAGCTTTTACAGTTTTATCAGCCTTATCATTAGCAAAGTCAATTGTATCTTTATGAGTCTTTTTGGCTTTATCTGTAACATCTTCTTGTTGTTTTTTGGCTGCTGAAATTGTATCGTCTCGTTGCTTTTTAGCAGTTTTTATCATTTCATCATATTGAGCTTTTGTTATAGAACTATTTTCTGCACGTTGTTTATCAATTGCTGCAACGGATTTTTTATATTGTCCATTTGCTGCTTTAACAACTTCATCTTTTTGTTTTTGAGCCTTATCTTTTACTGCTTTATATTCATCATCAGCCTTTTCAATAGTATCAATTAATTGTTTCTGATTTAATTTACCTTTTTTATTTTTTAAATCTTCTAAAAGGTCCATTTGCTTGTTTTGGGCGATTTTGGTAGCAGTGTTAATTTGACTATTCATCTGCTCTTCGGCTTTGGTTTGCGTTTTTGCATAATCTTTTTCAAGCTTATCCATCGCTTCATTATGTTTCTTCTTAGCAGCTTGTTGAGCTTTATTGAAATCACTATTTTCTTTAGCAATTTCTTTATTCATTTCTTGCTGATATTCAGGAGAATTTTTGCCATAAGTTTTCTCTATTTTGAGAAGTTCAGAAGTATTCCCGGACTTAATTTTTTTCATTAGGTTAGCATGGTTACTAGCATCCTTTTGAGATTGTGTGTCATAACTTTTTTGAGATTTGGCTACCTCCGAATAATATTTATCAGTATTCTTCTTCATCTCATCAAGATTCTTTTTCTGAGCTGCCTTCTGCTTATCGTCTGAATCTTTTTGACCTTTGTTTAATTTGTCAGCCTGTGCTTGACTCAATACACCATTTTTAACTAGAAGGTCAACTTGCTTTTTAGAATCCTTTTCTTGATTTTGATAAAACTTATCAATATCTTTGGACATCTTCGCATAAGCATCAGCAGTTGCTTTCTTAGCTTTTTCAAGTGATTTCTCATCGACAATATCAACATTTGATGCCTTGTTAATTTTATCCAAGAATCCTTGGTAATCCTTGGAGAACTCTTTCATGTCTTTTGTTGGTGCTTTAGGGTCAAACTTAACAACTGGTAGCTTTTCGCTTTTTAATGAAGATTCTTTTAATCCATTATTAATCAAATCCCCAAGCTTTTTACCTAAGTTTTTACCACCCATTCCGCCAATCGCTGCACCAATTGCTGTACCGATACCAGGAGCGATAAGAGAACCAATAGCTGCTCCTGCTGCTGCTCCACCGAGTGAGCCAGCAACTCCGCCAGCTTTCTGAGCTGTACTATCTTTACTGAGTAATTCAGCTCCTGCATTTATTCCGCCAGACAAGACTGTACTTCCGCCAACAGAGCCAATAATTCCTAATAATCTTGGAATTAAGGAAGTTGCTTTTGATAAACCGCCAGAGGCAACAAGCGCTTCACCTTCAGCAGCTACGCCTCTTTTAGTTACTGTTGAAGCAACTGTTCCAGCTTCAGCAGCGACACCTTTACCTACAGAAGATTTAATGCCTCCTCCTGATAATGCATCAGATAAAGCATTCATACCTGACATTATTTTAAGCTCGTTATTAATTTTTTTAACCATCGCTAGGGCATCGCCGATTTTATTAACTGCCCAAATACTAGCGAAAACTTTGGCTGTATTTACAACAAAATCTTTATGAGTTCCGATAAATTTGACAGTATCAACAATACCTTGGAAAATCTTAGCAATCCAACCAGCTATTTCTTCAAGTCCTTGTTTACCTTCTTTAGAATTAAAAGCCTTAGCCATTGAAGTGGCTGCGTCAGATAAAACTGGCAAGAACTTTTGACCAATCATAATTAAAACAGCCTCACCAGCTGCCTTGAATTGTTTTATCTCCGACTTAACCGATCCCATATTTTTCTTGGCAAGATTTGCAACATATCCTTGACCATCAGCAGAGTTTTTTACTTTATTATTTAGCTCTTCAAGTTCTTTATTATTTTGAGCGAGAATAATACCAGCTTGTTGCCCTGTTGTTCCAAATAATTGTTGAAAAACAGAGCTTTTTTCAGCAGTTCCCATATTTTTTGTATGATCATTTACTATGGACATAATAGTTGTTAAATCCTTTAGGTTACCATTAGCATCTACTAAATCACTATTTTTAATTCCAAGTTTAGAAAGCATATCTTTGGCAGCACCACCAGATTGCAATTGGGCTACTTTATCTTGAAGCTTCCCTATTGCTTCTTTTTGCTTTTCAATAGCTTTAGTTGCTGCTTTAGTATTCCCTGTACCAGAATTAACAACCGCTTGAGCTTCTTCAAGTTTCTTTTGGTGCTCTGCAATTTTTTCATTAAGTGCAGACTCTGATTTAGCAGCATCTTCTTGGCTAGCTGACTGATCACTTAATGCACCAGTAATTGAGTTAATTACTTTACGAAGTCCAGTACCAGCTTTATCAGCTTCTAAACCGTGGTTCGAAAGAATACCAATTGCTGATGATGTTTCCGATAAATGAAAACCTGCTGAATGAGCAGAATCCCCAACATACTCCATAGCTTCACCCATGCTTGCAAAATCTGTCGCTGTCATATCTGCTGCATAAGCTAATTGATTAACTACATCTTTTGTATTTTTAGTCATTTGTGCTGCATTATCAGTACGCATACCGTAAGCATCAACAACTTGAGAGGTTACGCTCAATACATTATTAAAATCATCGCCAGAAGCAACAGAGGCTTGTAATTCTGAACGCATAGCACCCAAAGCTTCAGTAGAAGTATATCCACGTTTAATAAGTTCTTGATAACCTTCTGCAATTTCTGCTTGAGATTTACCATATTCTACAGAGTATTGAGCCCCATCTTTTTGCATTTGAGCAACATTTTTGGTTACTTCTGCAACTTTTTCACCACCAGTTACAGCAAGATTGGTTGTTCTAATATAACTATCCTGCAAATCAGCTGCCATTTGAGAGCCTTTTATAGCTGCCGCTCCAATTGCTGCAATACCAAAAGCGCTCTGATATGCTGCATTTTTTACTTTCTGATATCCTGCTGCCATTACATCGGTAGCTTTCTCAGTTGTTTGATAAACAGTATTTAAACCTTTACCAATGAGAGACTCGGAATTAAACGGCCGCATCTTTGTAACTGCCAAGTTAGCTTCTAAAAGCTTGTTTCTGTAGTTCACTAATGACGAAGCAGCTTCATTTACTCTTGTTTTTTGTTTGACAAGAGTTTCTGAACTTGTACCCTCGGCAGCTTCTAATCGTTTAAGCTCAGTTACTTGGGCTCTATAAATCTCAGTTTGCTTTGCGTATGAAGTAGATAGACCAGAAACTTCGGCTTTAGCAGCTCCCATTTTATTACGAGTCTTCTCATATAAATCAATTTGAGACTGCATGAGTTTATCATTAGCACTAAGAGATTTATTTAAATCATCAATACCAGTTTGTTGATATTCATAAGCTGATTTCGCACGGTTTAATTGCCCTGTCATTGAGGCAAGAGAACGTTCTGCTGTGCTTAACTGAGCATTATATTTTTGATAAGCTTTCTCACCAGCATCAGTATCTCTATTGATTGTCTTCATACCTTCTGAAAGGTTAGCAATATAAGCTTTTTGCTTTTCCATTGCTTCACTAAGACCTTCATAGCGATATTTTGATGCAGAAACAGCATCTCCAGCAGATTTAGCCTGTGCTTCATTAATCTGCCATTCACGAGTACTATCTTTAACTGCTGATTTTAAGCGGTTGATAGCCTCAACAGCCTTTGTTTCATTCAAGTCAATCCCTGTGGTGACTGAATCAACCATTATATCTGCCATTTTTACTCCTTTCTAATTTTTGAGTATAAAAAAACCTAAACATTAGGTATTAACATGAATATTATTGTCCGAACATCTTCTTCAAATCATCAAATGAAGCCATCTTATTATCTTCATTAGCTTTAAACACATCAATTAAGTCATAATAATCATGATTATCTACTTGCTCTAATGTCCAGTGCCAATTTTCGATAATATTTTTTTCAAATAGTTGTAAGTCTATTAATTGGTTGTGGTGGTAGACTTTTCGTTCTTCAATGCTTGAACTTTTTTTTCGGCAGAATAAACCTCCTCAGTAAACATAGTATCGATTTGATCATCATCATACCCTTGAAGTGAAAGAACAAGTTTAGATTGTAAATTCATAAATTGCCCACGGTCAAATTCTTGTAATTTATCTACTTCTTTTTTATTTAAACCTAGAATTTCAGTAATAAATTTTTCAGCATTATTAATTACTGACATATCATCAAGAGCAATTGCTTTTGTTAATTCTTCTAGTGTTCCATCCTGAACTGAAGCAAGTTTTTCTTGGCTTTTTGCTAGTTCCAATTGGTAGGCATGCATTTTTTTAATGTTCTTAATTGAAATTTTAACTTCAAATGATTCTTCTCTAATTTCTGGTAATGATAATTTCATTGTATATCTCCTCTATTTTACTTTTTGTAAAGGAATAGTCAGGTATCGAACCTAATATAATAGACCGTCTATCTATCCCATATAAAAAGCGGATTACTCCGCCATTTAATTATTAATGTCTAGTTGTAGTCGTTGTATAATTTATTAAACTCCAACTCAAGCATAACCATTAAATACATCTTTCATCATCACGTCTTCAGTAAATTTTGAATCTCCACCATCAAAGAATTTGACAGCTTCTCCGCCCCAACGACTTACAGAGAATGCAGTAAATGTCAATGCGTCATCAACACGAACAACTGCATTAGTATTTGTTTGCAAGTTCATTGCTGTTTCGTTCATTTTACCAGCAGCAAAACCAACATATTGTGGCTTCGCAGTACCGATTGTAGTTGTTTGAATTAAGACTGCTACTTTTGGAGCCTGTCCTTGTGTATAACCACCTTTAGTATCGTTAACACGACCAAGCAATTTGTGTTTAATCGCTACTGGTAGACCATTAAAGTCAAAAGCTACTGAAGGAGTACCGTTTGCAATATCCGCATCTACTTGACCATCATTACCATAAATCATTTGTGGAGAGCTTGATAAATTAGTGATGTTTGCAGTTTTTGTACCTAACATTTCATCAGTAATTGGGAAGACTCCATTGGTAGATAAACCAGTGTCTCCTTTAACGATCGCTCCTTTTGCATCCAATAGAGCAAGTGTAACCATTTTTAAACCTTTTGTTGCCATTTTAAATTCCTTTCTTAAATAAAAAATGAGTTAGCTATTTGCTATCTCACTTAATGTCATGATGCGTTGCACCGTTAAATTTTTAATAATTTGCCCTGTATCAGGGTCTATATAGTGACTTTTTGATTGCGCAATAAGCCAATCATTATTTATAAATGATTTCATCAGATTAATTTCGCTTTGAACAATATTTATATCCGAATCTTCAGCGTTCGAGTAAAAGATTTGAATATAAACACCATACATGAGTGAAATAAAATCTGAGTTACCATAATCACTTGGTCCATTATCAGATTCTGTCAGTAAAACTTGCGTTTCATTACTAGAATCTAATTTTTCACTAGGAATAGAATCAAGAAAGATTTCATCATGCGGAAAGTCACTAGCTGCAATTATGTCTTGAACAATTTCAACTGGCCTTTTCATAAGTTACTCTCCTTCTTTTTTCTATTAATTATTTTCCTCATTGCTTCAGCTTCAGCTTTTAATATTCCTTGCTGAACAATAGGGTTTTTTCTTGTTTCTTCAATAAAATGATCTGCATGAACTGCAACTTCACCAGGATTTTTGTACTTTCTTCCAGAACGTGTTGTAAACTGAGGAAAACGGCTACCGTTATTAATAATATTAGCGATATAACCTTTTGTATGAGTACCTTTTTCCGTACTTCTTTCCCATCCTACAACACTTTGTCCATCTTTAACACCGTCAATATTCTTATTTTTCATAACAATACTATCTGCTAAATGTGGATCTTCTCCAGTATCACGATGACGGTAGTGCCTATTTCTAACTTCATAAGCCAATGCTTGCTCAAAAACTTTAGCGCCCGCCTTTGTAACTTCAGCTTTATCTTCTACAGTCATCTTTGTGCTTAATGATTCTGCTTGATTAATGATTAGTTGCATTGCTTCCTCAAAAGTAGCCATATTAAGCTCCTTTCTTCTTCGCTTGAAGAGTCAAAATATCAAATTTAATAAGCTTTGCAGATTCATCAGAAGAAATATTAATAATGTTGTAAAGAACATCATCTATTTGAACAAACATTTTCTTTGTAACTAGCTTATTATGTCTAATTGCAATGTCGAATGTATCAGCCGTAGTTGTACCAATTATCTGAAACTGAAGCGCAAGTGATCTCATTTTAGCCGCAAATCGAACATTTAAAACCGTTGCTGGGTCAATTTTTTCAATCTTACCTCCAGTTGGAGTAGTTACTGTTTTAGTAACTCCAATCTTACATTTTCTGTTAAAATCATTCGGTTTGTAAGATTTGACCATCTTGCGCCTCCTTCCACGAAGAATAAAGGCCTCTCAACTGACCAACCATGTGATCTACAGCCGTAGTAGGCGGCATAGTCGTAGAACGATTAATCCACAAATCCATAGAATAGCTAAGAACAGCTACATCATAAATCGGAGAAACGTTTTCTACACTGAAAAATGGAGCATCAACTGTATCAGAACTCACTGCATTTTTCACATATGCTTTTGCTGTATCAAAATAAATTTGAAGTTGTGGTTTGCGATCATCATCTTCTGATAACTGATCTAGTAAGTCATCAACAGTTACTGTCATAAAGTGCCTCCTTTACTGCTAAAATTACCTACTTGCCTTGCACTTGGTTTGCAATTGCAGTAAATGAACCAGCAACTAAAGCTTCTGAGTCAGTAGTTTTAACATCGAAGCGATCGATTACACGAATTTTAGTAGTATCAGTTTCAAATGCACCAGCACCAATATTTGTTGGAAGCAATGACATGTTTTCACGGTCAAACAATGTAATAGCTTGTGACATATCTCCATAGTAAAGTGGATAAACTGTCAAGGGCCATCTAAAAATGTTGGTTTTGGGTCATTGAAAATGTAGGAAATGGGCCACCCAAATTGTTGGTTTTGGGCCCATCACTTTATTTACTT